TGATTCAATTTATATAAATTGTTCAGATGAAAATGGTATAGATACAATTAGAGAAAAAGTAAAATCATTTGCTTCTGCTGCCACATTCCGCGAATTAAAAGTGGTTATAATGGATGAAGCTGATTTCTTAACGATTAACGCTCAAGCAGCATTACGTAATGTTATTGAAACATATTCAAAAACAACACGTTTTGTATTTACTTGTAATTATATAGAACGTATAATTGATCCTATACAATCTAGAACATCAGTATTTGAAGTATTACCTCCTTCAAAATCAGAAGTAGCTAAACGTTGTGCTACTATTTTAGATTCGGAGGCATGTAATCGTGCAACTGATGATATAGTAGAAATTGTAAATCAAACATATCCTGATATTAGAAAAACATTAAACTTATTACAATCGTGTATAGTTTATGATGTTGCAGGAACATTTTTGCAATTAAATAAAGATATTGTTAATCAAAAACAATATACAGATAAAATTATTGATTTAATTAAATCAAAAGATGCTAAAGCATTTAATCAAATTAGACAAATTGTAGCCGATTCAAATATAAGAGACTACAATGAATTATATAGAGCCTTATTCAAAAACTTAGATTCATTCCACAACCCAGTGTTAGGTACAATTATTATTTCCGAATCACAATATCAGTCTGTTATGGCTCCTGATAAAGAAATCACTTTTATGGGATGTATCGCTAACTTATTAAAACCCTTTTAAATGGAACAACCACAATTAAACTTAGACATGACAAAAACCACTCCAATTAATACACCTTCTGGTGGTAAAATATGGAGCACAGGAATGGTACTTAGAAAAGTATCAAAATTCGTTACAGGTACAGCTGAAGATGCTATTGTGCCAATTACTGTATTTTATGATCCTGAAACAAATGAAATATTAGGAGATACTTTACCTAAAGAATTAAGAGAAGAATATACTAGCTAATGACTATATTTAATTGGTTAAATGAAATAAGTTATAATAAAAGACCATGGTCTTCATTTAATAGTGAGGATCATGAAGCTTTTAATGCTTATATGATTAACCGATTTGTATCAATGAAAGAAGATTATATCGATTTTGTTAATACAATCCAAAAATATTCTATTAATAAAGAAGCACTTTATAATTTTTATTGTAAAATAGTTCCAAAAAGAAAAACATTTTTTAGGTATATTAAACCAACCAAAAATAAATTTAATTCTGAATTAATTACTATTTTATCTAAACATTTTAAAGTTAGTAAAAGAGAAATAAAAGAAAGTTATCATTTAATAGGAAAAGATTATTCAAAAAATATTCTTCAAAATCTAGGTATAGATGATAAACAAATAAAAAAATTATTAAAATGACAAAAGAATTATACAATATGTTAAAAACATCTGCAGAAGCAGATAAATCAAAAGCATTATTATCTTTAGAATTATTAGGTAATAAAGCTGTTGGTATCGGAGATCACTCAACTGAAGATTTTTATAAAAATGCTGAAGAGGCACTTATAACTTTAGTTGATGCTGATGACAGATTAGTTGCATTAGCAAATTATTTTAGTACTAAAGAATTAATTTAATGGAGGTAACTTTTAATCAACATGTAGGTATTTTTAAAAATGCATTTTCTTCTGAATGGTGTGATAAAGTTATAAAAATATATAAAAAAAATAAAGAATTAGAAGTAAATAGGATTGAACATGAAGGAACTTTTCCTTTATTTAAAAACGACCATCATATCCCTTCTTTTAAAGTTGATCAAGTTTTAAGAAATAAATTTGAAAACTTTATACAAAAAGATATTTTGGTTAAATATAATGAAAAATATACTTTTATTGATTTAGGTTCTAATACTCAATATCATATAGATGATTTTAAAATTCAAAAAACTTTACCTGCAGAAGGATACCATGTTTGGCATTATGAAAATGCTGGTTATGAGGTAGTAGATAGGGTAATGGCTTGGATGGTTTATTTAAATGATGTAAAAAAAGGAGGTGAAACTGAGTTTTTACATCAATCTTTAAGGATAAAACCAAAAAAAGGAACTCTTTTAGTTTGGCCTGCTTCTTATACTCATCTTCATAGAGGAAATCCACCTTTAAAAGGAAAAAAATATATTACTACAGGTTGGATAAAGATGGCAAATGCAGAAAATACCCCTCTTCCTTCTTCTCCTCCTCCTCCTCCTAAAGAAATTATATCTGATGAGGGTGATAATATTGGTTTAAAAATAAAAAAATGAAAAACACATCAGCTAAAGAAATTTTAAAAAAAGAATATCCATTAATCTATGAAACTTATGTAGAAGTAATGGATGAACAATTTGAATTATTTGCTAAAAAACATCTTGACTATGGGATGGGGAACGTATCAGCAGGTACACAATTAGTAAATGAAGAAGAAAAAGATTTTGCTATGACTGGCTTATGGTATAGACTGTCTGATAAAATTAACAGATGGAAAAATATGATATTAACAGATAGAAAATGCCAAAATGAGACACTAATAGATACATTCCAGGACATAACTAATTATGGTATTATATGCCAAATGGTTTCTAAAGATAAATGGAAGTAAATTACGCTACAGATAAAGTTGTATCCTTTTCACAATATTCTACTTATAAATCTTGTCCTCACAAATGGTATTTAGAGTATGTAAAAGGTTATAGGGATACAAAACCTAATATGCACTTTGTATTTGGTACAGCAATGCATGAAGCTCTACAACATTATCTTCAAACTATGTTTGACACATCAGCAAAAAAAGCTGATGATTTAAATTTAAATGCATTCTTCAAAGAAAAAATGGTTGAAGAATATTCTAAATATAAAAAAAAACATGGTCATTTTGCTACACCCGAATTATTAAATGAATTTTATTCAGATGGTGTAGGAATATTAGATTGGTTTAAAAAACATAAACGTGGTAGAAGAAATTATTTTTCATCTCGTAAACATGAATTAAAAGGTATTGAAGTACCTTTAATTACAAATCCAATTAAAGAAAGACCAAATATTAAGTATATGGGTTATATAGATTTAATAATCTATAATAAAAAACTAGATGAATATACTATATTTGATATTAAAACATCTACTAAAGGATGGAGTAAATGGGAAAAAGGAGACAAAACAAAACATAATCAACTTTATTTATATAAACAGTATTATTCTGAATTATTTAAAGTACCTTTAAGTAAAATAAATGTAGAATTTTATATTGTTAAACGTAAAGTATTAAATTTTGACGATTCAAATCTAATGTCACCTCATCAAGCATATCGCGTCCAAAACTTCAAACCAGTTGATAATAATAAACGTTTAAAAGATGCTAAGGAAGACTTTATCTCTTTTATAAAAGAATGTTATACTGATACTGGTAATCCTATAGATAAAGAATTTGAAAAGAAAATTGATAAACCTTGTGATTGGTGTGACTTTGGAAAAAACAAAGATTTATGCGGAGCTTCACTAACTCCCGATGAAAAATTTTTTAGTTTTTGAGAATCTATATATTTATATATATAAAAAATAGATTATGATAAAAAAAGAGTTACAACTAACAAGTGTTAAAGTTCATAGACACTTATTTGAAAATTTCAAAATAGAGTGTGTTAAAACAAAATTTTCATTCCAAAAACTTGCAGACCGAGCTATTTGTTTGTATCTTACAGACGAAGATTTTAGAAAACAAGTTCATAGTAAAACTAATTTAACACTAGACAATTAAAATTTTATGAAAGAAGGTTATTTACCAAAAGAACAAAGAAAAAAAATCCTGTTTCTTTGTGATGATATTCGTATGCACTCAGGTGTTGCAACAATGGCTAGAGAAATAGTAATAGGAACTTGCCACAAATATAATTGGGTTAACGTAGGAGCAGCAATTAACCACCCAGAAGTAGGAAAAAAATTAGACTTAAGTCAAGACACTGGTAATAGGTGTGGTATTGAAGATGCCTCAGTATTTTTATATCCACAAAATGGGTATGGTGATTCTACAATTTTAAGAAAATTTATGGAATTAGAAAAACCAGATGCTATATTTATTTTTACTGATCCTAGATATTGGGAATGGTTATTTCAAATTGAAAACGAAATTAGAGCTAAATGCCCATTAATTTATTTAAATATATGGGATGATCTACCAGCACCTTACTATAATGAATCATATTATGAATCATGTGATACTTTGTTAGGTATTTCAAAACAAACAGCAAATATTAATAAATTAGTTTTAGGAGATAAAGCAAAAGATAAAATTATAGCTTATGTACCCCATGGTATAAATGAAGAACAATTTTTCCCAATTGATGAAAAACATGAACAGTGGGATAATTTACAAAAAGCAAAAAAACAATTATTTGGGGATAAAGAATATAAACATGTATTTTTCTTTAATTCAAGAAACATTAGAAGAAAAATGCCTTCTGATTTATTAGCTGCTTATAAGTTATTTAAAGATAAACTTCCTAAAGAAGAAAAAGATAAT